CATTTCATAATACGTTCAGTACCATCTTTTTTTGTGAAACTTATTTCAGCTACGCTGTCACGTAACAATTCTTTTATATCTGCTCTAGTCATCAGTTACTTTCTCCCTAAGAAAAGTGTTAATTGTTTTAATCATATTACCGGCTTGTTCTAATTGATGATATATACCAAGCAAAGTAAAAGCGATTAATATTGTTGCATAATTTGTTAAGGTTTCTAACATATTATCTCCTATTTAAATTTAATTTGTGACATTATTTCTGTCATACATGCCACCACATTTAGCTCATGGTCTGCAACAAAACTATCTTTATAAGAATAGTCAGCAAGTATAAGCACTAATTGCGGAATACTTGTGGGTGAGACATACTCAACCATGTTGTCATAAACCATTCTAAATAACTTTGAGGATTCTACGTCAATGTTGTCTGTTACCCACTTACGCATTTTCTTAAAGTTTTTAGATTTCAAGTCAGCCATTAATTCTTTAACACTTGTCTCAGATAGAGTAGCAAGTATACCAGTATCAATGTGACCACTCATACCATACCTTTGAAGTTCATTTAAGACACGTCTCCAGTCTGGTACATATTTCATAATCAATTCTGATAGAACGTGATTATCATATATTATTTTTTCTTTATCAAGAATCCATTGGCATCTCTTCATAAAGTCATTACATAACCAGGCATTTTGAATACCATAGTTAAACTCATATATAGAACACCTTGAATGCAAGGGGTCTATAATACGATTTTTAAAATTGCATGTTAATATAAATCTACAGTTTTTTGAGAACTCCTCAATGAACCCACGCAATGCAGGTTGTGTAGATTGTGGATTTAAATAATCAGCCTCATCAAGTATGACTACCTTTTGTCCACCCTGTAATGATATTGTACTTGCGAATTGTTTTATCTTCCCGCGAAGAGTATCAATATTACCATCTTCTGAACCATTAATAATTATATAGTCCATGTTCATTTCGTTGCATAATGCTCTAGCTACTGTAGTCTTACCAACTCCAGCTGAGCCAGTGAACATCATATTTGGAAGCTCTCCCTTAAAGATAATACTTTGGAAAGTATCTTTTAATCCTTTAGGGAGAATGCACTCCTCAATAGTTTGTGGTCTATATTTTTCTACGAATAAAAACTCGTCCATAAACTCTCCATAATAAAATTAGTATAATATTCTATTATACCATAGTTTTAACAATTGTAAACAGTTATTTTGTATCTGTATCTGCCGGGGGTGGTGTGGATGCCGTCACAAACATTTGCAAGCGATTTCTTACAGCACCAACGTCAGCTAATTCGTCGCCATTAAAAGCGCCGCGCTTAGTTACTACATCAATAATTTTAATTACTGCTCCAAGGTCTGCTAGACTTATACTTGTTTCAACTGCTTCTTCAGGAGCAGCTTGTGATGTGACATCAACAGTTTCAGTTACTTCAATCACGTCTTCAGTTTTATCTGCCATATATTATTCCTTATATGTTGTTGTTTTATCAAGGGCAACCCAATACTTAATGTTGCCGGCCATTACAGAAGCAATAAGCTTCTTATCAATACCAAACTTATAAGTATCGGCATTGATGAATTTAAAGTTATTCATATCAAAAACAAAATCAAACTCTGCAGAAGTATTTATACTACAATTTGAGATGTTCATAGTGAATTGATTTGAAGTTGGATTAGATTTATCAATGATAGTGCATTCAATAAATTGAGCTGTTGGACTTTTTCTTACACTTAATGTGTTTGTCCTAAGAGTACCAGCAGCTTTTCTTAATTGATTTAACTGCTCATTAGTAACCTCAAACTCTATATCATTGCATTCTAATTCAATGTCTTTGGTAGGCACAGTTAGAATGTCAACCTCAGAGAAATAATATTTGAATTTGGTAATACCATCTGTGATAGTAACAAATTTTGCACCCTCATCAAAATTAAGAGTAGGGTCTTCAAACATATTAAGACAACTTAAGAATTCTCCTAAGTCATATATACCAAAAGTATAAGGCCAAACATATGCCGCATTAGGTATTACGTTTGCTTTTGCCATAAGTGTTTTGGAAGTAGACATTGTTCTAATGAATCCTCCCTCCTCTCCTAAAGCAATATTACTATTGATTGTTTGAAAGTTATTAAGTACATCAATTATTTCATTACTAAGTTTCACGGTTTGACTCCTTTATGTCATGTTCATTCATGGCCAATAATGCATAATGAATTATTTTCATTAAGTCTATTCTATTAGCTCCATTTTTTTTACCATATCTTGACGCATACTTAAGTACATTACCAAGACAAAAGTCCAATCCTCTTCCAGAACTGGAGATTAAATCCATACTTTGGATTCCATTAGGAGATGTGTAGTGACCTGAATAAGTCTTATCAATATATTCAGTTACATCTGCTAGATTTTTTTGTTCATTAAATTTCATATAGTATATATTATATCATAGTTAGTGGGGAAAGTAAACAGTTTTATAAACTTATTTTTGGTTTAATTGGTGCATCACCTAATTCTGCTCTTACAGATTTATATAAAAATGAATGATTAGGTTCACCTTCCCTAGTAAAACTGCAGCAAACATACGGACCAATCCAAAATTCAATTCCTTTTTTGGCATTATACGTAGTAGGTCCTTGATATTCTACTATGACTTTTCCATTATGGATAATTTTCATATAGCCATTAGCTTTGGTAGTTTGAATTGTTTTTATTATAAATGTATTCCACCCAGGGGACATAAGACTATATTGACCGTATGGTATTACACTATGACCTCCATATCCAATTGGATTTATATCTAACTCTATCTTTTTAGATTTAGGGTCATACCAAATGTGATGTGTTGGTCCATTGTTCCTTGTTGAAAACCAAGCTGGATAGATTTCAAATATAGTAATTCCAGGACCTTTAAATCCAACTCCATCATTTTCACTTATATCTTTAAATTGAAATGAATATTGCAAATGCTTATTCATAGGTAATGGAATTTGGCTCTGAAGTTGAGACCTATATAATACTCCAAATTCATAATCACAATCATCCGAATGTCCACCACCTCCAGTACCACGGGTGCATCCTTGAGTAATCATATCAAATTGAATAAGACCATCTCCCAGGGGAGTAATAGTTTCACTAATATAATTAGTTGAATTCGCGTTATATTTATTTCCTTCCCACCAATAATTTTTATCGGTTTGTGCGGAAGCTAACCCGGTTAATAAAATTAATAAACTAGGCAGCAACCGCATCTGTAATTTTTCCTATCAATTGCTTAGTAGCTTTTTTAGATTTAGAAAACTTTCTAAATTCTCTTTTAATATCTTTCAATTCAGTTTTTCCTTCTGGTAAAACAAACTCATCTTCTAATTTTTTTCTGTCAATTTTGATTATGAAATAATTGTCATAACCTTTTGCTTTTTTATATTCAGAGAACTTTTCTTTTCTCCACGTTTTAATCGTTTCTCTAAAATCAACATAATCACCATACTTATCATCAGTATCAATTCCATATAAACCTTGACCAAATGAAGAAGCATCAGTCGCTAAATGGAAACCCATTATAGTAGCACCAGTTAATTCTTTAAGTCTAAGTAAAGCATTCTCATAAATTTCTCTAGAACCTTCACCTTGAATCATCTTACCACCAAAGTTAATCATCTTATTTGAACGATGAGTTTTAACATCAGCATATTCATCTTTTTCAACATAGATTCCATCAGGAACTCCATCAGTTAAAAACATAATGTTTGTGTTTTGTATTGCATGCTTTCTTTGAAAAGCTTTAGTAATTTCAGCAGCTAAGAAAGTAGTTTGAATAAGTGGAGTTGAACCCATTTGGTCAAGGTTAGCTACATTCCTACCACTTAAGTAATAAGGAGTAGACCTTGAATATGAATGAGCTTTTGAAATTGCAAACATTGTATAACAAGCTTCATTAAAAGTTTTGGTATTCATTTTAGAAGAAAACATCTCAACTACTTTAGAACTTTTAATATCAATCTCACCACCTTTTTGTTCAACTTCACGAATTGAAGATGAATGCCAAGATGAAGTAGTAAAATTATAACACTCAAAAGGAATATTAACTTTTTTACAAAACATAGCAATAGTAATTGCTTGCATAGTAACATCTTCTATGATTTCACACATTGAACCTGAAAGGTCCATAAACATTATAATTCCATGTGATTTAGCTTGAGCTAATCTAGTCGTTGTTAAAAAGATATCCTCAGTCATTTTATATGAATGAAGCTTTAATGGGTCAAGCTTGCCAGACTTTGCAGTCGTAGCTCTTGAATATTCAAATGCTGCTTTCTTTCTTTCAAAATCTTTAGCTAATAAACTAGCTGTTGAATTTAAACCTGCTTTTGATTTTTCCCAATCATTTTTACAAGCTTCCGAAGTATAACACGTAGAATCTCTTTGGTCATAATCAATATCTTGAAGAATATGTTTTGTTCTTGCTAAGTCAGCTTCTTCATATGTGAATAACATATTTTTAAGATTAGCTTTAGAAATTCCAGAAGAATATTCAGATTGTTTGTCCTCTTCATAACGGTCATCTTTCTTTTCTAAAAGTTCATTTTCATTTTCTCTAAAATTGTCATCAGTCCAAGTTTCATGACCAGGCTCAACAGGTTCTTTAGTTTTTTCACCTTCACCTTCAGAATCAGCATCACCATCTTCACCATCAGTATCTTCATCATCACCATCTTCTGGAGGAGTAGTACCTTGTGGGTTTTCAGTTTCAGCATCATCATCACCGTCCATATCATTAGATGGAAAATCAGCGCCAGTACCTTCAGGCTTTTCTTCTTCTTCCTCTTTATTTTCTTCAATAAAGTCATAGAATTTTTTACAAACTTTTAAAACGTCTTCCCAAGTTTTAACTTCCATAGCTTCTTTAACTAATGGAGCTTCCTCATCTGAGAATTCAACTGGAATATAACCTCTACCTTTTGAAGAAACATTAAGCCTGTCCATAAGACCTGCCTCATTAATTTCTCTATCATCGGTACCAAATAGGTTATCATCAAAAAGTCTCTTATAACCACTTTTAAATCTACGAACTATTCCAGGATATGTCTCTTGGATTTTACGTTCAATTCTAATATCTTCAACAATATTTAAATAAGCTCTAGGAATTTTTCCAATTTTCTTTTCAGAATCATGCCACCCATCAGCTGGAGTATAAAGAGCATGACCAACTTCATGTCCAACTAGTAAGTCATAAACATCCTTACCTTTGTCTTCCCAAAGTGGTAATCTTAAAA